TCATTGCAGGATCTTCAGAAGGAATCTTCTTAAACCATTCAGGTATAGCTAATTTAGCTGGCATTGGAGGTTGTTCTATTTGATAGATATCTTCCGCAGCAGCATAAAACTTAATAGTTTTTTTATTTAGCATATAACGAGTATATCATTTCTAATAAAGTATTACAATAGTCTATTTTCCAGACTTTGCTCTTGCTTTTGCTAAAGCTTGAAAATCTTTAACTTTAGTATCTCCAAGGTATCCCCACGCATGTCCGTCTGCAATCATCTGTTCATTTATAGATAACTTCTGATCGTCAACAAATAACCATCCAAGTATTCTTCCATACTTCTCTGAAGAATCCATTTTTTCTGTTTTGATCTTTACATCTTTAGCATCTTTTAATTTAGACTTAAGGTATTCTTTTGCTTCAAGACCTAACTTTTTTTCTGCTAAATCTTTTGTTCTAGATTCTGGTGTATCAATTCCCGCAAGTCTTACTCGTGATGCAAATAGAATATCAAAACCTAAGTCAATGAGGACATCAATTGTGTCCCCATCAACTACAGCTTCTACTTTTTTAACGTAGTATTCGTACATTACTTAGTCTTCTTAACTACAGCTTTCTTTACAGGAGCCGCCTTCTTAACGGGGGCTGCCTTAACTGGTGTAGCCTTCTTTACTGCTGCTCCAAATGCTGGGCGTCCAAATCCAACGATTGCTACGATCTGGCTTCTGCGAAGCTTTGATCCGTTCTTCTTCTTGTAAGCACGATTCTTTAGGCAACATTCTCCGCCATTTCTTTGATCGCCCTTCTTATCTGCAGATGTATTTCCTTCTACAACATCTACTGTGCCATCTGTATTTACTGCAGCAACAATACCTACGTGAGAAATTCTATCGACACCGTCTGATGGGAAATCAAAATAGGCAATATCTCCAACTGCTGGCTCTGCTGTTTCTACTGATTGCCATGTACCTGCTTTAATAAATGCTTGTGCTCCTGCTGGTGTATAAACAGTATTAGGAATTTTTACTCCTGCTTCGTTTCCGCACCAGTTAACAAAACTTCCGCACCATGGTTGGAAGTTAGCCTTTGCAAACTTACCATACTTTGTTTCATTTTCTTTTGGTCCTTCAATAGTACCAACTTCTGCTAGTGCTACTTCTACTAATCTTGCTGCTGATCCTTGTTCTGCTGCCATTTTTTTCTCCTTATTTTAGTTGACTTGATTCTAGTATATCATTTTTTATTTGAGCGGATGATGAGAATCGAACTCACCCCTTCTGCTTGGAAGGCAGAGGCACTACCAATATGCAACATCCGCATTGTGCCCCTGGCAGGAATCGAACCTGCGGCGCAGACCTTAGAAGAGTCTCGCTCTATCCCCTGAGCTACAAAGGCTTAGATTAATCGTTCGGTATATCTATATCCATGTCCATTTCAACTAAGCCCATCTCTTTTGCTGCTTTTTTCCCTTCATCTGACATTTCAATTATTGCTTCAAGATCATCGGTATATGTAACATTAATTAATCCTTTATTATATAGAGCAACTAATGATTCATTAACATGCTCTGCATGAGCATGCCATAATTCTGGGGCAAGTATTTTTGCTCTATCTGTTATGTTAAATATAAACTCGCCATCTTCATCCATGCCAGACAACTCTATTACGCCTATTGAAAGGTAATATTCCATTCTATCTTCGTTGTCCATATTTACCTTTCGTGCAACAAGTAGGACTTGAACCTACGATTACCGAATTATGAGTTCGGGGCTTTAACCGACTAAGCTACTGTTGCTTAGAAGTCTATTATAACGTGCCGTCTTCATTTTTGTCAATAGTTTCTTCAACTATTTGCTGTACATATTCTGAAAAATGCTTACGGATATTTCCCATTGGTCTTTTACCAAAGGATACCCATATTCTTTTATATTCAACTACATTAGAAAATGTTGTTGGACATAAAACTATTCCATTATATTCTTTTAATATAGTAGGAAGTGGAACATGCTTGCCACAACACTTACATTCTTTTGCTTTTTCTTGATAGGTACTCATATTATCATCATCCTGTCCATTGCGTCCTTTAAGTTTTCGGGCATACGGGGTGCTCTTATCATGTTGTAAGTAGATGTTTCTCCGTCTGCTTCTTTGCCAAAATCATTATCATAGCTCATTGATTCATAAGTATGAATATTTACCTCCTGATTAGAATCAAATCTTGTCCTGCTTATAGCATTATAGACAGCGCCACATACAGCATCCGCCAAGTCTTTTGATCCCTTTCGGGGGTGATCAACCTTGTCTCTCATAATTCTTAACTGCAACAACTCATCAATTAACAACTGAATGTGAGGGCCAGTCAGCCTCTCTTCTAGCACTACCATTGCCATATCGTCATAGTGTTTTTTGGCGACAGACAGAATTTCTGTATTGATGCCGTATTGTTTTAGTTGTTGCATCATATCATGAGAATTCCATCTGTCAAAGGTACAAACGCTTATGTTAAAGCCTCTTGTTCTAAGTGATAAAATATAATCTTTAACTTCTGTAAAGTCAACAGATTTATCAGCTGTTGGTGTCCAGTATCTTACTGCATCTATCTCAACGATTGGTGCTGGCTGAGAATAAGTATCAGTTACTTTTACATTAACCCATCTGTTTACATGCCCCATTGCAACTGCACAATGGTCATGCTTCTGAGCTAAGTCTACGTGCAAAAAATATTTCTTGTCTGGATCTGGAATAAACCATTCTTCTAGTCTACCAAATGTATCTACAGCTAAATGACCTTTATTGAAAGCTTTTTCTACTTTTTCTCTTGACTTAAAAAATGCATCAATTGCTTCTGGTGGCATGCATGCAAATCTAGATAAAGCATCTGTTGGGTTTGTAAAAAAAGCAACTTTAAAGTCATCAATCTTTCTCACTGGGTTAACTTCCCAAGTTGGTCTCTTTAAAGCGTATACCCTAGGAATCTTATATGAAAGTATATGGTCTTCTTCCCACTGTACATCAAACTCATTTCCTTCTGTTCCGTCTGGAAGATCAGCATCCATTTTAAATCTGTGATCTCTAACTATGGTTTCCTTATGAGCTACAACAGCGTCGTATCTTTGCTGGATATAGTCATTCTTATATCTAGGAAAGGAAAGCAAAATAACTTTACCAAAATCTGGGAAACGAGAATCTACTGAAGCTCTATACATATCATATATGGCCACACCTGTTTTAGCCTGATCGTGCCCTGTAGTATTTTCAATTGCAAAACCTGAAATCTCATCAAGAATAACGACAATAACGTTATATCCTTCCCAGGCTTCACGCTCAGAGTGGCCAGAGTGTACTGTTATTGCTTTATCAAACTTAATTTCTGCAGCTTTATCGCTGTACTTACCAGCAAACCACGGTGACTTTTCAATTCTTGTTTTAAATCCTTTAAAGAATACGTTGCTTGCCTGTTGCGAGTTAATAGCAATATTAATGATATCAATGCTATCGCCTGGAGGCTTTCCGTAATATGTGGCTGGATCTTTTAAGCACAATAGTAAATACACTATATATGAAGTTGCAATGGTTGAGCAGTAATCTTTACCCGAACCCTTTCCTAACTGAGCTACCACCTCATTAGCAGTTTGTTTAAATCTTATCCTTCCTTCTTCTTCTCCGAATAATTTGATAAGGGTTGAGTCTTTATAAATTTGCGAGCTTTTTTCGATAAGCGTGTACTGATAGTCGGAAAGTTCTGGAAGCCCAAGGTATTCTGGACTTCTAACAAACGTTTTAAGATCGACTGGTTTTTCATCGAACTCCTCTCCATCGAGCATGTCGATAAGGTCGGTAAAATCAAACGACATCGGCTTCCTCTACTGGGACTGACTCAATTACTCCAGTAATTTGGGATAATCTCTTTGCTACTTCCATCTTACACTTAGGGCATATTGATGTAGTCTCTTTTAAAATTCTAACAAGGATGTCTTGCTTACGCTCTGTCTCTGCAATTTGTGATGCAATTTCATTGTTTTCTAATACTCCAATAGATTGAAGCATTGCAATTCTTTTAGTCTCTATGTCTGCAATAAGCTTTAATGCGCCAGACTTTATTCCTAGCTGGCCTGTTTGATCTGCATCTTCAACTGTTTTCCACGCCTCTTTGATAAGCATGGCATAGTGCTGATCCGCCCCTGAGATGGCCTCTCGGGCACGATCTCTAATATTGCTATCATTATGTACAACGTCTTTCCAATCGTCGATTAACTCAAGGACCTCTTTGCGTTGTATTCCAGTGGTGGTGGCGATCTGTGTGGGTGTGCTTCCTTTTAGAAGTTCTTCAACTACCCTGTTCATTCTGTCAAAATGCTCTGACAATTCTATTTCGCTCATTAGTCTATTATACTTTCAGTCGACTAAAATGTCAATCAGAATTAGCCTTAGCAATCTTATATAGGACTAAATATCCTATTAAATCATCGATATCGTTGTCTCCTGCAAATCCTTGGTTATTCTTTACCCTATTTAATTTATCATCAATACGAACTTTTAATTGTTCTGTTGAATCCGCCGTTGAAAATATTCTAATTGGATCTAATGCTGAGTTGCCGTACGAGATATTCTTTTCAATTAACATGTGGGCAATCTCATGACAAGCTCTCCATATTTTTCCACCCGCTGGCGCACCTGTAGACTGAAGATATAAGTCACTACAATTAAAATTCTTTACATCTGGAAATACTGGTCTTAACATTACCGCCTCCTAATTAATTGGAACTTCTCTAGGTATCTCTGTATGGTCATAGCAGAGACCTTGCACTCTTCGGCAATTTCAGTTACCGTTTTTTTCTGAACCACATATCTTCTATGTAGCCAAGTTTGGCTTTGATATAACTTCATCGCTCTGTCAGTACTTTGTTAGCATAATGTGCAATACCAAAGCTATCTGCAACGTCAAAATCCACCACATTTAAATTATACTTCCTGTTAAAGTAGTCAGCAGTTCTCTGCTTTCTCATATTTCTTAATTTGTTTTGATACCATGAATCAGCGTACCCTGGGTTTAATAATCTTATTGCCTGCTTTTCATCCTTGGTAGGGTTCTTATTACCTATGTAGGCTTGCCAAGATGAGGGTGCTATTGTTATAACCTTTGCCCCCGTTGACATTAGTTCTGCTATAACTACTCCATAAACATATGATAGTTTAATTACAGCATCTGGAGACTTTACAAATACTGCACCCTCAACAACAATGTAATCCGACTTTAGTTCTTCAAGCATAGAATGCATTTTGTTTTTTGCGTCGTGGATCTTCTCATATATATCCAGACCATTGAGCTCAACCTTGCCCCACTTTAATGGGTTATCATCTTCCATTAAGCAGAAAGCAATAGAGTTTGTTGAGGCATCTATACCTAAAACCCTATTTGCTTTTGTTTTTGCAAGACTAGCCAATGTCATCTAACATCCTTTTTACCTTGACCCTTGTAGCCAGATCAATATTCTTTTCACATGTAGCGCAGTGTTCTGTTTTATTATATCTACTTAATTGTATCTTACATTTCTTGCATGGACGAACAGCACCATTTCTAATAGCTTTCTTTTCATAATACTTCTCCATAATCCTACGATTTGTTGCAACCCTACAGCATTCATCTTTGCAATACTTTTGATTATGAGTCTTTGGCTCAAATTTTTTAGCACATTCTTTATTAGCGCATATCATGTATTAGATACCGAGAATAAATCAATTTCAACAGTGCCTACTGGACCACCTTTTGCGTAACACTCTTTCTTAACTGGACAATATGTGCAAGGCATCTTTGATTTAGTTGCACCTTCTGGTCTTTTAGGAAGGTCGCCCTCTTTAAAATTATCCCAGACTTCGCAAAGCCAAGCAAAGGTTTCTTCAATAATCCTTGTATTCTTTTCATTCATAGAGATTGGAATGACTAGGATCTCTTGGGTATTCTTATTTTCATACAAGAAGAAACCTTCCTTAGCCTTCTTTAGTTTCATATAGGTTAATAGCTGTAGCATATGGTTATCTGTAGGCTTCATCTCTGATTGTCTGGTATCCCAAACCTCTTGCTTTGCCGTTTTAATTTCACCAATCACTGTCTCGCCATCGTACTCCATAATAAGATCTATAAAGCCTCTGATTGGAGGATACTCATTAACAATCTCTTCCTCTTCCGATCTCCATTGAGGCATAGTAGAAATAAGCTTCTGTAGTCTCTCATGCGCCTGAGTTCCCTGTGCCATATTAGCAACTGCAACTGCATCGTTATCATCAACAAAAACTGCGCCAGAAAATGCCATGTACCAGTATCTAGGACACTTACCATGACCATAACCCAGTGAACTTGGACTGAATGATTTCTTGGTCATCTCTCCGTCTGCTCGTTTAGTATTACGATATGACTCATCAAGAAGTTGAGCAAATAACTCAGGATCAAAAAACTTTCCTGTATGCTTTTTAAACTTAAGGTTCTTTACAATTTCCCTAGCCATTTATGAATTATACCTAACGACATACTTAAGTGCATCTACAAGTTTGTCTATGGACTCCTTTACTGAATAATAAACGTTCTTTTTATTATTATTTACAGTACCCGCTTTATCTTTAGCAATAGTTGAATACACAGAAGACATTACAGCAAACTTGGTAGACATTGCTTGAAGCTCCATAATAAGCATGGGGGCTTTAGCAGACGGTACATCTGGGTTCATTAAAAGCTTAACAACAATTGATAAGGCTTTATCTAGGTGTTCGTCCTTCATAAAATCATGAAGGTCATTAAACTCAGTTATATTGCTTATAAGCTCAAGAGTGTTCTTATCCTCTGTCATTTTTAATCCTCTTATCCCATTTGTCTGCAAATAATCCCATTCCATAACCAACTACAAGGCCAACTAGCAAGCCCATCAAAAACATTGTCATGACAACATCCTTTGAACTAATCCATAGCCCATCCACAAACCAAATATGCCCATCAAGCCAGCAAAGACTGGTGGCGCTGGTACTGGTAGTTTAAATATGCTAAATACTGCACCTACACCCATGCCAGTAAGTGTTGTTAAGAATACTTCTTTAATCATGATTCTCCTCATAAAACTCAATCAGCTCTTCAAGAACTGACCACTCAATAATGCCTAGTCTAACTTTAGACTCTGCTCCTATAATAATCTTTAATGCTGGATGCATGTCTCTATTTACCTTAAATGTGTCTGTACAAATCTTTGCCCAGTTATCTTTATTTAAATTAAATGATGTTACCGCTTCTTTATAATCAACAAGGAACTGCTTCCATTGAGCATCGCCCTTTTGATAGTCGCCACGCCCGCTGTTCTTTTGAGCTTTAGCGCCGTCTCTTTTTACTTCTGCTCTCTCTGACATTACTGAATCTTAAAAATTGTTTCATGCCCCTTGGAACATTTCCAAGACATTACTAACTCTATCGGATCCCACAGTGCTCCACTTACATCTTCATCGCATGTATTGCATGCTCTAAGACCTGGAAGCCTTTCTAGTTGATATTCTTTTTGTTCAATTTTTTTATTAAGAAATTCATCAAGATTTGGCATTTATCTCTTCTTCCAATTTGTCTACAACATCTGGATTTTCCTTTAAATATGCTACAGCCTTTGCACGTCCTTGAAAACGTTCTCCATTTACTGTATACCATGCTCCACCTTTTTCTATTATTCCGCACATTTCTGCAACGTCAAGAGTTTCTCCAACACGATCTACACCGAGAGAGTCCCCTTGGTAATAAAAGTCGTACTGTCCTGATAGATTTGGGGGGCCGAGTTTGTTGTAATCAATAATCCAGTTAACTGGTCTTCCGACTCTTTGTTCGATAATTTTGTCGCCAACTTTAATGCCAGCTTTAATAGCATTAGCCTCAGCTTCTGACG